TTATGAAAGCATAGACCGTTTACCCTCCCTGGGTACGACGGAACAGGGGTCCTGATGGATAATTACATCCGATCCCGGAAAACGCCGTAAAATAGCCTGCTCTACCTGATCCGCCACCATATGTGCCTGAACCAAAGGCAGAGAGTCTTCCATTTCCAAATGAATCTGAATAAAGCGGGTCGGCCCTGACTGCCGCGTGCGAAGATCGTGAGCGCCGCTAACACCCGGCCAGGAAGTCACGATATCAATAATTTCTTGCCGTTCCTCATCAGGCAATGCGCGATCCAGTAATGACTGTACCGCCTCATATCCCATGCGTAACGCGCTATATAAAATATAGATGCCGATTCCCAATGCAAACAGAGCATCGGCGCGATGCCAGCCGTACCAGGACAACCCCAGCGCCAGCAGAATTGCGCCGTTCATCATAACATCAGACTGGTAATGTAGCATATCAGCCCGCACCGCCTGGCTTTGCGTCCGCCGCACCACCCAACGCTGAAACGAGACAAGGATAATCGTACAAATTAGCGCCACAATTGTCACGATAACCCCGACGCCTGGATCTGTCATCGGTGTTGGAGATATCAGATGTTGAATACCCGTCAAAAACAGGAATAGTGCCGAACCGGAGATAAACATACTTTGCGCCAGCGCCGCGAGGGACTCTGCTTTACCGTGACCAAACGAGTGATTATCGTCGGCAGGTTGCAGGGAATATCGCACCACCAGTAAATTCGTCAACGACGCGCCGATATCCACCAGCGAATCCACCAGCGCGGCGAGAATACTCACCGACCCGGTATACCACCATGCAAAAATTTTAATCAGCAATAGCAACGAAGCCATCGCCGTCGCAGCAATCGCCGCCCGACTGACCAGCCGTCCATAAGATTGATTCATAAATACTCCCGCTATCAACTGACGCTAGTATAACGGAAGCAAATCATCTGCAATGCATTAAGCAGCAGGCAAATTGAGGATAAAAAAAACCCCCACATCATGTGGGGGAAGACAGGGATGGTGAAGAAATCCAGCCAGTAACATAATGGAATAAAAGGATTTATTCTAAACTTCGTCTACATTTTGACTACACTTCGACAAAGAAGCAGCCAGGCGCACCGCGCTTGGCTGTTCCGTTTTTGAGCACCATCGACAATAATACCCGCCTTAATACGGAGGGTACTCAATGGAAACAATCATCACCGTTATCGCCGCTGTTGCTGGGATCGCTTTTTGGGTTGGGCTAATCAATCCCAAATGGGTTTTTATGCCAAATCGAAAGCGCTCATCTGCTATCTACTTCGGGGTGTGCCTCTTGGCAGCAATCATAGGTTCAATGGTTGCACCAGTCGCGCCGAAAGCTGTTGCTGAAAATAAACCCCAGCCAGCAGTGACAAACACAGAACAAACACAACCCGCGGCTAAACCCAAAGAACAATTAACAACCACTATCGACTTTTCAGAAGCGACTAATCAACTTCCCCTTGCCTTATCCAAGGCGCTCGGAGATCTGAATCTCACAGTTAAACCAGTCATTTACAACAAAGCCTTAGTAGTTGCATTCAATTTTGACAGCATAGAAGAACTACAGGCGAAAAGTGCCGTTCAGTCCGTATGCATCAGCTATTTCAATCACGGGGAATCTAACAGGGCTTGGAAGGCTGGTTTATTCGATCATATTTATGTGACTAACGACATTTTAACCAAAGGCTACGTTTTTCAGGGCGGTGAATCTTCGTGTGATATCTGGGGCAAAAAGGCCGGGGATAGTGGCGATCAATATTTAAGTGAAAACCTTACACGATCAAGGTTTGTAGCCATAAACATGAAATAAATAACGGCCCCATTTAGGGGCCGCTTTTATAATGCCAGCGATAACTGATCTTCGCCGTGGTGACTTCGTGGAAAAGCTTCTTGTGGCACCATCGCGCCGGGCGCTGGCTGGGTCTGATTTAGTGAACCGTCTATTTCCGTCATGCTGGTGAAACAGTACCCGCACAACATATTTTGACACTGGTGATAGCTGCGCCGTACAAGCAAACTCAGCTCAACGCTGGTTCTGGTTTTTGCTATTGCACGGCAGCGAGGACAGCGCATTGCCATACGCGGGCCTCCTTTCAGGACTGGTTAATATCAACGCAAGTATAACGCTTAAGACGTTGAATCGTCACTCTCCGCTGTCCAGTCGTCGATTTTTACTTCCAGTTCCAGCGATGTGGTAAACCCTCCCCCGCCAATATCGTGAACGCACCGCGTTATCGTCCAGTTCCCACTGTCGATCGTGGACTTAAAGCCGTAGACGCTGGCAGGCTGTTCCGGGTACAAATCCGCGCGGCCACGCGCCAGGGTGATGCTGAACGTCGCCGCTCCACGCTGCAACTCCCGCCACTTAGCCGCAGCGGCCCGCTTCGCCGCCTTTTCCGTCTTGAAGGTTTTACGGATAACAAAAACGTTACCTTCGGCCCCGGCCAGATAATCACCCTCTTTTTTGCTTGATGCGGGCTCTTTCTTTTTGGCCTGGCTGGTTCGTCGTCTGCGGGTGGTTTTCTTCACGGTAGTGGATGGTTTTTTGCCAAAGTTGAGATCAAGCCAGTATGCAGTTACGCCCGTGTACGCGTCGCGGTCAGCTACGTTAAACCGATGTTTATCACCGCTTGACCTGACGATCTCGATCACCGGCAACGGCTTGCCGCTTTGCGTCACTCCCTTGCCCGGCGTGATAAACAGAAGCATACCGTTTTTAATGGTTGCCACCGCGCCCAGCATTTCGGCCATGCGCGTTAAGAAGCTGATATCTGATTCACTCGTCTGATCGGCGTGGTCTATCTCAATCTTCGCCAGTTCTTCGCTGACACCCGCACGCAGATCGTAGCGGCTGGCAATGCTGGCGACCACATCCCCCACGGTAATATCGTGCCAGCTATATTCCCTCTTCACGTTGAAGGTATCGCGGAAATCTGCACTTCTGGCACTGATCGTTAGCTGGTCAGGCGGGCCGGCGTGTCCGATCTCGTCAACCGTATAGACGCCCTTAAAAACCAATGGATCATTATCCCAGCCCAGCGCCACCGATATCTTTGCGCCGCGTGATGGTAATGCTACCTGCCCGTCTACATCATCCAGAGTCAGATCCAGCGTGTCCGCTTCAAAGCCCCGGTTATCTGTCAGGGAAAGGGAGATCAGCCGGTTATCCAGCGCCGTAAGCTGATTACCTTCAATTTCAATACTGAACGCCGGGCGCGGCGAATATCGGTTTTCTGTCGTGTCCATATCAACCCCTTCATCATGATGGGGTACATCGTCGCCACGCGCGCGCGCATGAACAACGCCCCGTCATTGTTGCAGGTTGCTGACAACCCTTATTCATCGCATCGGCCTGCCATTGCCGCAATGATATTCGCAGTCATTAAACTGGCGAGGCAAATACATGGCCACTAACTACCATCACGGTGTAACCGTCACGGAAACCACCGACCTTAGCACGATGATCACCGACATTGATTCGGCGGTGATCGGCGTTGTCTGCACCGCTGATGATGCGGACGAAACAGCGTTCCCGCTGGATACCCCTGTACTGATCACCCGCGTGGCTAACATGCTGGGCAAGGCAGGTAAAACCGGCACCCTGTTTACCACCCTGAAAGCGATTTCAGACCAGACCAGCCCGCAAACCATTGTGATCCGCGTTGCCGATGCGTCAAAAATTGTTCCACCAGAAGGCGGTACCGCACAGACACAGGATCAACTGGTTATTGGCGGCACCGATGCAAACGGGCGCTTTACCGGCATGTACGCGCTGCTGTCTGCCGAAATGCGCGTAGGCGTGCGCCCGCGTGTACTGGCTGTTCCTGGGCTTGATACGGAAGCGGTAGCCGCACAACTCGGCGTCATTGCCGAAAAGCTGCGCGCATTTGCTTACGTGGCTGCGAACGGCTGCAACACAATCGCCGAAGTGAAGGAATACCGCGAACAGTTCTCCCAGCGTGAAATGATGGTTATCTGGCCTAATTTCATCTGCTACGACACCAACGCCGGGGCCAATGCCACCGTGCCCGTGGGTGCCCATGCTGTTGGGATGCGCGCCAAAATCGACGCAACGCAGGGCTGGCATAAAACCATTTCCAACGTGCCCGTTAATAACGTGCTGGGGATGGATCGGGATATCTATTTCACGTTGCAGGGCACCGATACCGACGCCGACGAACTGAACGCAGCAGGCGTTACCACGCTGATCAAGCAGGACGGCTACCGCATCTGGGGATCGCGTACCTGCGACGCGGAAACGTATATCTTCGAAAGCTATACCCGAACCGCGCAGATCGTTGCGGATACCGTCGCCGAAGCCCATTTCGCCTATGTTGATAAACCGCTTACCCCGTCGCTGGTTAAGGACATTGTGGACGGCATCAATAAGAAGCTGACCTCATATGTGACGGCTGGCAAGCTGCTGGGCGCCCGCTGCTGGTATGACCCGGAACCGAATACCTCGGAAACCCTGCGCAATGGTCAACTGACCATTAAGTACAACTACACCCCTGTTCCACCGCTGGAAAATCTCAGCCTGGTACAGGAGTTCACCGACGAATATTTCGCTACGTTTTCCAGCGCAGTGAATAACTAACCGGGGGCGCTTATGGCACTGCCTAAGAAACTCAAATATTTCAATATGTTCTTTGACGGGGATAACTACTTCGGCATGGTGCCGGAAATCACCCCCGCCAAACTCACAAAAAAAACCGAAGACTACCAGGCGGGTGGTATGCCGGGTTCGGTTGCGGTGGATCTTGGCTTCGACGCTGGCGCCCTGGATATGGATATCACGCTTGGCGGTCTGGATGCCGGATTGCTGAAAAAATGGGGCGTTACCACTGCGGACGGGATGCAAACACGTTTTGCTGGCTCCTATCAGGACGACGCAACCGGCGACGCTGTACCGTGCGAAATCCAGACGCGTGGCCGCTTCACTGAACTGGATCCCGGTTCGGCAAAAGTCGGGGATGACACTTCGCATAAGTACACCCTGAAAAACACCTATTACAAGCTGACCATCAACGGCGAAGAGATTATCGAAGTTGATGTGCTCAACATGATCTACAAAGTTGCCGGTGTGGATGTGCTGGAAAAACACCGCGCTAACATCGGCCTATAAGGAAACCCGGCACCATGAGCAAGACCAAAGAAAACACCGTTATTCTTACCGCCCCTATTACGCGCGGTAAGACCAAAATCACCGAAGTGGCGATCACTTCCGTGCTTAAACAGGCTGGATCACTGCGCGGCTTAAAAGCCTATGACGTGCTGACTTCCAACTATGACGCGCTGGTTATTCTGCTGCCCCGCGTTACCGCTCCGGCACTAACCGCCGATGAGATTGCCCGTATGGATACCTGGGATTTTTGCCAGCTAGCCAACGCGGTGGTTGATTTTTTGCAACCCTCTTCGGATCTGACCGCGACGGATACGGGCAACGAATCATCCGATGCCCCTGCGAACGCATAGAAGACCTGATGGCAGATATCGCCGTCATATTCCACTGGCGGCCGGTAGAGATGGACGCCATGACGGTACAGGAAATACTGTTATGGCGTGATCAGGCGGCTGCGCGCAGTGGTGGAGATCACTAAATGGCAGACCGCAATTTAAATATCAGGGTGGCATTCAGCGCCCTGAATAATATGTCCCGCCCTGTCAACGCGGCGCGCCAGAGTGCCGCCGCGTTGGCGTCTCAAATCAACCAGACTAAAACCAGCATTAAAGGGCTTGAGCGTCAGGCAACCAGCTTTGACCGCCTCACCGCAGCCAATAAAAAAACCACCGAACAACTGGCCCAGGCGAAAGAACAGGCCCGGCAAATGGCGGCGGCCTATGGCCCGTTACGCCAGCGCAGCGCCGAACAGGTTGCCGCCCTCAATCAGCAACGTGCAGCCATTCGCCAGTTAACCCAGCAGCAGAAAGGCGAGCAGACGCAGCTTAACCAGTTGCGGGCCAGCTTCTACAGCGAAGGCATTGCGATCAGCAGCGCCAGCCGGGCGACGGAACAGATCAACCAGCGCACCGCGCAATACAACCGCCAGCTTGCCGAACAGCAGCGACGGCTTGACGCTGTTAACCAGGCGCAGGCCCGTTACAGCCGCGCCAAAGAAACCGGCGAAAAGATGATGAGCGGGGGGATGAAAACCGCCGCAGTAGGGGCGGCAACCCTAGCACCTGTCGCCGCTGCGGTTAAATCCTACAGCAGCCTTGAAGACGCAATGAAGGGCGTAGCCAAACAGGTAAACGGCTTGCGTGACGACAGCGGCAACCGCACCCCGCAATATGAAGAAATGCAGCGGGCGATCATGGATGCCAGCGAAAAGCTGCCAATGGCAAACGGTGCTGTTGACTATGCCGCACTGGTCGAAGGTGGCGCGCGTATGGGCGTCGCAAACAGCAATGATCCGTGGCAAAAGCAAAAAGCCGATCTGCTGGCTTTTGCCAGCATGGCGGCAAAGGCTTCGGTAGCCTTTGAACTGCCCGCCGATCAGCTTTCTGAAAGTCTCGGTAAGATTGCCGGGCTGTATAAAATCCCTACCCAGAATATTGAACAGTTGGGCGACGCCATAAACTACCTGGACGATAACGCGAAGTCGAAAGGCTCCGATATTATCGACGTGCTCCAGCGCGTTGGCGGGCTTGCCAGCCAACTGGATTACAAGCAAGCCGCCGCGCTGGGCTCCACCTTTCTGACGCTTGGATCACCTGCCGAAGTTGCAGCCAGCGCCACCAATGCAATGGTGCGTGAACTGTCGATCGCCACAGTACAAAGCGATAAATTTTTGGGTGCTCTGGATGAGATCGGCGTCAATGCTGAGAAAGTCCAGAAAAGCATGTCAGTGGACGCGATGGGCACGATCATTTCAGTGCTGGAAGCGTCCAAAAAACTTGCACCAGATAAGCAGGTAGCCAACCTTACCCAGATTTTCGGTAAAGAGTTCGGGGATGATGCACAGAAACTTGCGAACAACCTGCCCGAACTTCGGCGCCAGATCGAACTGACGCAGGGTGCTGCCGCTAAAGGTTCCATGAATCGGGAATCCGATATCAATAAAGCCTCCCTTTCTGCTCAGTGGCAACTGACCAAAACCGGCGCGGTTAACGCATTCAGTTCAGCAGGGGAAACGCTCCGCGAACCGCTGATGGATATCATGCTTACCGTCAGTAAGGTGGTTGGCAGCGTCCGGCGTTGGGTTGAGGCAAACCCGGCGCTGGTTGGTTCAATCATGAAAGTCACCGCAGCCATAGGCGCGTTGCTGGTTGTCGTGGGTGGCCTGATGCTGTCCATCGGCGCAGTGCTGGGCCCGATGGCACTTGTTCGCCTCAGCTTCACCACGCTGGCTGGGGAAGGAGGAATAGCGCGGCTGACTGGCGGAGTAATGCGCCTGGGTGGTGCGTTCCAGTGGCTTGCTGGCTCGCCTATGCAGGCATTATTAAGCGCCGGTCGCATGGTATTCGGCCCGCTTATTACTCTACTGGCTGGTATTTCTGCGCCCGTCTGGGGGCTGATTGCGCTCTTTGCTGCGGCAGCAGTGGCCGTCATTAAATTCTGGCAACCCATACAGGCGTTTTTCAGCGGCTTCTTTACCGGCCTGATGACTGGCCTTCAACCAATCACGCAGGCATTTAACGCCGTATTTGCACCACTGGCCCCGATTTTTGACAGTATCGGCAACGCGATCAGTGGGGTCTGGGAATGGTTTACCAAACTGCTGGAACCGATCCAGTTTTCCAGTGAAGCGCTGGCATCCTGCACCAGTGCCGGGGAAACGTTCGGCAAGGTTGTAGGGGCCGCAATTAGCGCGCTGACGCTACCTATTCAAGCCGTCGCTAACGGGATTGGATGGATACTTGAGAAACTCGGCGCCATCCCCGACGCAACAAAAGCAGCGCAGCAAGCTGCGGAAAGTATGCACAAAGACCCTGTTGTCTGGGAGTGGGATCCGCAGCAAAAGAAAATGGTTAAAAAGGGTTGGAACTGGTCGCCGAAAGACGATCAGCAGAAGAAAACCAACCAGAAGCAACAGCAGGCCATTGACCAGCAGAAAAAGCAGGAAAGCTTAATTAACTCGCTCAAGGGCCCGGCCAACATCGTGCCGAAGATGAGCAGCAGCCTGGACAAGATCGCCACCAATACCACGGAGAAGAAAGACGGGCCCGGCGAAATCGTCTTCAAGAATAAGCAGCCCTATATCCCGATCCGGGGCGGATATTCGGAACCGCTTAAGCAGGCGCAGCGCCAGCTACCATCCCTTACGGATTGGGTGACGCAGCAGGCCGGATCGCTGATCGCTTCCGTTACGCCTTGGCAGGTTGAGAAGCCCGCCGCACGGATGCCTGTTTCGGCGTCTCCGTCTGCGGCTTCCGTCGCTGCGCTGATGCCTGCTCCGGGTGGCGATGTATATAACCTTAACTTCGACTTTAGCGGCCAGAAACTGGATGAAGAAACCATTATCAGGCGCGTGCGCGAAGAACTTGCGTTAGCGAAGCAACAGGCCGACCGGCGCAAGCGCTCCCAACTGACCGATCACGTCTAAGGCAATATCATGATGATGATTCTGGGGATGTTCCCCTTTTCACTGCAAACCACACCTTACCAGAGTGCGAATAAAACCAACTCCTGGCGGCACGTCAAAAACGATCGCGTGGGGAAATCCCCGCGCTATCAGTTCATCGGCGCAGATGAAGAACCGTTCGTACTCAGCGGCACGCTGTACCCCGAAATAAGCGGCGGTGATGTGTCGCTTGTCATGCTGGAAACTATGGCTTTTTCCGGGCGCCCGTGGCCCCTGATAGAAGGCACGGGCAGGATCTACGGCATGTATGTAATTGAGCAGATCACGCAAAACCGGACGGAGTTTTTTAAGGACGGGAAGGCAAAGAAAATTGATTTCACGCTCAACCTGAAACGGGTAAGCGAGGACATACGGGAAAAGCTGGCTGAAACCACCACCGACGATCTCTTCTCTCTGGTGAAAACCAACCTTTCGATATAAGAAAAGCGGGCCATTGCCCGCTTCGTCTTCCGTAATACACCACCATAACTGACCGTGCTACAGCACCGTTAAAAGTGACCGTACTCGATACACACGGCCAGCACGGTTATAACCGGCCATGCGTGCCGGAATTCTTATCTCTGGTCGCTGGGAATTTTTTGTAAAGCGTAGATATCCCAACATCATAAATTATGGCAACCCTCCGGCGCGATTCCCCTGCCGCTATTAACCTACCCGTCTGCGCCCATTGTTCTGGTGTAAGTTTGGGACGTCGTCCACCAATTCGTCCCTGTGCGCGAGCAGCTTCCAGGCCAGCTTTTGTTCGTTCAACAATCAGTTCTCGGAGCTATCAATCAGGGGGCGACTGAGTTAAACATTTACATTTCCAGTCCGGGCGGTGACCTCGTTGCAGGTTTTACTGCTTATCACTTTCTAAAGGCCCTACCAATCCCAGTAAAGACCCATAACCTTAGCAATGTTGAATCAGTCGCTAATATCATTTTTCTTGCAGGGTCTGAACGTAAGGCGAATCCTGGGAGTCGGTTCTTACTGCATCCTTTTCACTGGGGCTTGATGGGCCCAAGCGTGGATCACTCACGCGTCAGTGAGTGGAGCGCGTGTCTCAATAATGACCTGGAGCGTTTTGTCGATATTTTGGAGAGTCAGATTGAGCTCAGTAAGAGCCGCAATGAGTGGAAGGAGGTTATCTCCGCCGCCACCATAGCCAATGCCTCCACAGCTCTGGATTGGGGGATGGTTCACGAGGTTGCCGCCGCCACTTACCCGCAGGCACCCGGCACATACTGGTGGATTAACTGTTAACATAATTACCTCTCAAATTTAAATTGGGCAGAGATGCCAGCATCCAGGCTCGCGCCTGGACGATTGCCTGATGATGAAAAGTGCAGTTTAATCTGTGGCTGGATTATCTGGATGCACTGGAGCTGGTTGATACCTCCAGTGCGCCAGATATTGAATGGCCTACTCCTCCGGCAGTTCAGGCCAGATGACATCCGGTGCGGTGCTGGTATCTGTTGCCGTCACAGCGTCGATATAATCCAGCACAACGTTAAGTCGGGTAGTTTCTTCTTGCGTCAGTTTGCGCCCGGCCTGCAGCTTTAACTGAATCACGCTGATATTGGTCATTGCTGCGTCTATCAGCGACTGTTTTTTCTGTTCAGCGTCAGCTACCAGTTCATCATGAGAACGTTCCGGAGGGAGCGGCGCAGTAAATCCCCCGTCTGAATACGCCCAGCCGATTCCGGGATGCTCACTGATATCAGAAATATTAATGAGCTGCTGATTATCCGGCACTGTGAATTCATCCTCGCCATCCCAGACAATGACATTCACAAGCATCCCATTTTCAATAACTGCATATGACGCATTCATTATGCAAACTCCTCGATAATACAAATCCCAGCAGCACCTTTCCCGCCTGTCATACTGGTTCCGCTATAACCGGCATCGTATGCGCCACCGCCACCTGAACCATATGCCTTACCACTAACACCACCGCCAGCGCCTGCGCGTCCACCGCCGCCCCAGTGCGATGTTCCGCCTTCACCGCTGACGCCGATATTTCCGGACTGACCGTCGCCTCCATCTCCACCAGTGATGCGGATATCGCCAATATTCGGTACGCCTCC